GAGAGTCTTAATCTATATGTTGCCATTTTTACCTCATTTCATACTATATATAGTATTGATTGCACAAAAGTGCAAGATTTTTTTATAAAATTTTTTTTGGGGGTCGTTTTTAAAACACATGGGGGTCGTTTGAGGTGAAGTTGGTGTAGAAAGTTTTTGCATAAAATATACAAAATTTGGTGGTGACTATGGTATACATCCCCGATATTATGTAATAAAATCAATAACTTAGGCAAAAAAAATAACCTGCTATATTAAGCAGGTTATTCTTAAAAGTTTAATTAGACAATTATGATAATTGTCTAATTCTTTCGTTTAAATCTGCAAGTGTCTGATTGTCTAAACCTGCAATTAATGAACTAGAACCTCTTTCATTATTGTCTGAAATAAAAGCAATATCATTTGATGGTCTATGAATATTAGCACTTGTTAAAACCTCATAACCATTATTTGAATAGGCATCTGATGTACCATATCTTACACCATATTCCTGCTGATTATGAGTAACTATAAAAGGCTCGTACTGTTCCTCAGCTCTAATTTCTGAAATAGTTCTTCTTACTGATTGTGCATTGTTAATGTTGCAATGTTGCATAATCTCTTGCACTGATCTTCCACCTGCTACACGGCAAAAAGACCATAGTCTTGATTTAACAGTATTAGAAGATCTTCCTATATAAGATGGTGAAGTTAGTTCTTCCTGCACTGTATGAGCCTTAAAACGTGTTTGTAGACTATGATTGACCATATTTTGTAAAAAGTTTATCCAAGTAAAGATTTTATTGGTCTCTAATGTGCCTTGGTGAGATCTAAACTCTATAGTTCTTTTAGTGTCATAATGCTGTAAATTTACAGCACTATATTTACGTGAACCATTTGTATGGTTCTGAACTCTTTCCAATGCAACTAATGTAGGACTAGCACTAAGTATTTGAGTAATACTTGCAGGTTTACGAGACCAATAACCATTTGGTCTATTGTTAGCTGAACAATATCCACCATCGTCACGTCTAGATTTTGAAACGCAGCTATGAAAAAAATCTATATATTTTGAAACTCTATAAAGAATGTCTTTCATAACTTCTAAAGGCATTCTAGAACTAGCACTAGTATCAAATAACTGAGATAATTTATTTTGGTCTCTTAAATAATCTCTGTCTGATTGTCTCATTTGAACTGACATTCTAGAGAATTGTTCATTCGTTAAACCTGCTTTAATTGGCATAGTTGAAAGATGAATATGAGTTGAACATTTTACGTTTACTCTTCCACCTTGTGATTGAATTTGATTGTAAATTTTAGTTACATAATCTCTTGTAAATTCACAATCAGCTAATACAGGAACATCAGCTTCTGTGCCTACACTAGGATCTGATTTATAACTTAAACCATCAATAAGGTTAGAACCTTGATTAAAGCTATTCATCTGATTAGGACTTGCTCCAATAAATTCAGGCTCTAAACCTATTGCTATTGTTTTATTAGTGTATAAATTTTGCATTGTTTTTTCCTTTCCAAAAATTAAAATTTAAATACCTTATTAATATATACCATATAGCAATCATTACAATAGTTAAATACGAACAATTTAGGGCTGAAGAAAAAAATACAATAAAATCAATGACTTAAAAAAAATTTTTTTTTCAAATTTTTTTTTATTACCTACCTTATTATAAGAAATGAGATGGCTCAAACCAGACTTTTCAGTCCAGATCCATACCCGATCCGATGCCAATCCGAACAATTGTACGTTCCGATCCAGAAAAAAACCCAGCCTCCGACTGGAAGCTGGGCTTCTGCCTAGGAGACAACTATCTCCACTGCTTACCTCCGACCATTCTTGGTTGGACAGTGAATTTCTCACTCTGACGAAAACTTGTGATGATGGCTTGATCAATGTGCTTGTCAATATCATCATGGTAGAACTCGTCCCAGAATCCTTTCAATCCATCACGAATCCCTTTGACGTAATGTGGACTCGGTGTATGAAACCCTGAGTAATTCATCTTGTAAGCAAAACCTTTGTAGTCTGTATTATATTGGCAACCAACATAACCTTCTACATCAATCTTCCTATACAATGATGGAAATCCCTCGAAACGATCCAAGGCTTCTTCACACTGAGGTGTAATCTCCCATATTACACAAGGCACATCATGGATATGATCTTTGACCTTTACAATGTCTGCTACATTGTTGAACTTTAATTTGTAATTAACAATGTGACCAGCACCAATTACTTTAGCATTGGGACATCTTCGTCTCATTGCTCCTTTGTTTGTGTTTGCTCCGTAAGCAAAATAAATCTTTTTCATTTGTTTCTCCTTTGGCTGAAATTAATTTATGAATATAATATAGTATTGATTACTACATATGTCAACATTTTTCTGTATTTTTTTTTCACAGCAGATTCGGGCTACAGGAGTACGAACAATTGTTCGGACACAGCTAGAAAAAAAGGCTGGGAATGGAGAAACCCAGCCTTCTTTTTATACAGCAGTTTGCTCTATTGATTCAATTTGTTCCCAAATTTCTTTGAAAGAACCAATGAAAGACATCTGCTTTTCATTAGGACAAAATGGCATCACTTGACAATAATCAAAGATGATATCATCAGCACTGTAATACTGACCATTATCATGCTTTGGAATATTGTTAAAATCACACCATCTTTTCCATATCTCTGACATAGCTCTGATGTTGTCTTGTCTAACTTCATCTGAAGCAACAAATTTTGGATTATTATAATTCATGTTATTTCTCCTTTGGCTGATTAACATAATTATATAGTAATCATTACTACCAGGATTGTCAACACCTTTTTTTATTTTTTTTATTCACCATATCCATCGGGACAACAATCTTCACAATAGACTTCATCATCATATAAGAATGCCAACTCTATACAAGTCATTGCACCACAGTTGAAACATTTCCTGTCATATACAAATTCTTCCTCCACCTGATCCTCCTTCTTTAAATACGAACAATTGTTCGGTTACAGGATAAAAAAGAAGCTGGGCTTTCACCCAGCTTCTGATCCTCCTTTCTTATTTTTCTATAAACAAATGACCTCCACCATTACCCTCTTCATCTTGGCTAACAGATACTTTAATTTCTTGTCCTCCTTTCTTCATTATGAATACAGGGAAAATGATGTCATCTTCTTTTTCCAAATTAAAATCAGTTATGGTATAACCTTTTAACTGACCAAAATATTTTTTAGCAAATTTTTCGTAAGTCATTACTACCTCCTTAAAATGGTACGATTATTACGACTGCACAAACCATTACCCAAAAGGTAATGGCTTGTACGACTGTCAATATGACTTCCCACTTAGTCATTAGAACATTGTAGAGAATCTAATTTCTCTCTCCCTATCTTCATTAACATCAAGATGCTTATTCATCATCTTAACTTTTGCCCTAACTTCTTCTTTATCACCAACCCACTTGTCCAACTCATGTGGATCATCAGGCTTGGCTTTACCTAATGGTGAGTACCCTGACTCGTTTTCGACAATTTTAGCTACTCGGTATTGAGTGCCATCTCTAACGTCTGTGAAACAATAATTTGACATTTTTTTCTCCTTTGGCTGTTTCATTTATATACATAGTAATCATTACTATATATAAAGTCAACAACTTTTTTTATTTTTTTTCTATTGACATATCTGGTAATCAATACTATATTAATTGAAGTTGCCTACTCCTAGGTAGCTATGTTGATTAGAAGAGTCGAGAATTTTCCTTTCCAAATATTTCTCGGCTCTTTTTTTTCGCCTGACATCAGGTGGCTGGTGAATACGAACAATTGTACGGATTCCTTCACCCCATAAAACCTTAACCAAATTAAGCACAAAAAAAATCGGAGCCAGATAATTCTGACCCCGATCAATCCCGATCCCCGATTTGGGGAAAGTTTTACCCCCTTTCTTTCCACAAAGTTAATGTTCCGTCTGTTGATTCTTCCTTACCGAAGTAAACAACTCCTCTCCAGTCTGGAGAAATTTCTTTGCCTCCATACCAGTCAGTAACCTTGAAAAGTTTGTTCTCTTTCGGATTGTACTCGACTTGGTCGTGATCTCCACAAAATGTCCAAGAACTTCTCCACTTGCCTTTGACAAAAGCATGAACATACTTTTTGTTTTCTGCCACAACTTTTTGTCTGGTCTTTTCATGAACAATAAATTGTGCATCGTCTAATCTGGCAATATCGATGTACCCAACTGTGATCCATCTTTTTTTGCCTTCACAGTTTGGAATATACATCTGGACACTATTTGTATAGCTTTTCAAGTTTCTGAACATTCTAACTTCTGTTCCGTCAGCTATACTTGTTTTTTCTAAGTAGTCTTTTTTCATAACATTTCCTTTCCTGTTGCTTGTTATGATTCTAATATAGCAATGATTACTATACTTGTCAACACCTTTTTTAATTTTTTTTTATTTTTTTTTCCAGCTCAAAAAAGTGCCAGTTTTTTCTCCAGCTCCAAAATTTATGAATACGAACAATTGTGAGGTTTCACCTGTACCTGCTGGAGGCAGATCCAGAACCAGAACAAAAAAAATCGGGAGCAGGTTTCCCCGATCCCGATTCTTACCGAACAATTTGCCCGATCTAGTTGGTACGATACAAGTAAAAGTCCCCCTTCTGGTGTTCATGCCCATCATAGCCAGACAAGAAATGACCCCTTCCGTCTGTACCGACTGCATCATTAACGAAGTGATCAAAGTCTTTAATTAATTTAAAGATTGCATCATTTGCAGTCTCGCAACTTTCTTGCAACTTTTTAAAAACCTCTCTATCTATTCCAGAATGAGAAGCTAAAAAGTCTGGAGTAAAAGCCCAGACTGTGTCCTTTATATATTCGTAGACCTTGTCTTGTGCTTCTGCATCAGTCAAAACCATATACTCCTGATTCCCAAAAGTATAATAATGATCGTCTTGATGTGTGATGTTGGCTTTGCCAATGTCGTTCAAATCCATGAACTCTGCTACTGCATTTACTTTTTTTATATCCATTTTAAATCTCCTTTGGCTGAATATATATATATAATATAGTAATGATTGCATGATGTCAACCGCTGCTATAATTTTTTTTTATTTTTTTTTCAGAAGCTGTCGACAGCATGCAGAAGACAGGAGCGGACAATTGTTCGGAGTCAGGTCAGGACGAGGCGCTGTGCGTGGTGCGTAAGTACGAACAATTGTGAGTATTGCCAGGCTGTTGACAGCGCCTCCATCCCGATTCGCCTCCTGACCCCGAAGGTGTCACCAGCTCAAACCTAGGCTGGAAGCCAAACAGTAGCCCGATTGAAGCCCGATAAAGACCCGATAACCCCCGATCCCAGCCCGATTAAGCCTGGCAACTCCGAACAATTATTCGGTTCCCGATCCCGATCACAGCCCGATCACCAGTGTGCTATAGAAATTGTTCGGAAACTCCGTCCCCGATCAGGGCAAGTGCAGACCCCGATTATGCCCACGTTTAACTATTTTTGCCTATCTTTTTTGGGTTTATTTGGGTAACTGTGGCTTTCTTCATTCTATCCTCTGCTTTTCGTTGCAGATTCTGGAGTTCAGCCAATATATCTTCTTTTGTCATGCTATCTACTTTCTCATGTAGCACATGAGACTTATTTACGAGCAATCCAGTAGCCTGCATACGGAGCTTTTCTGCGTTAATAGCTTCACTGTATCTTTGCTCCTCTACTGCCATGTCTCTAATCTTTTTAAGATCACGCAATGACTTCTCAAGTGTTACACCAAACCTAGATCTATTTTCGTCATACATCTCCTGTAGACGTTCCTGTATAACCTCGTTACGAAGCAACCTGACTGCATCCACTGACGGATTACTATAACCAGCCTGTCGAGCTGAAGCTGTCTGTGTCATGTCTTTATGTACGAAGTTATCAAGAAAGTCCTGTTGACGTTGTGTTAGTCTTTTGAGACCTTTGTCTCTTTGTTCCTTCGGTAAATTTTCGCCTACTCTTGGCATACGTTTTCACTCCTTATGGTTACGTTAAATAGGGTTGGGGGAGGTGGGTTACTTACCACCCCCCTATAC